GTCAATAAGTTAGCATTATACATAGCAGCGATTTCACCCGCAGAAGAAACAATCTTCATCAAAGAAGTATAGTTTCTTTCAATGTTTGTTGCTGTACCATCATCATATGATTCGTATGGCATAACTAACATTTTGCTTTGTGTTTCTGCATGATGCTTACCCATATCTTCTCTAACGATTGCACGAATATCTCCGACACCATCATCAATAGCAGCCAATTCCATACCAAGTTCTGAGAACTCAAACAAATGAGCAACAGTTTTTGGGCTTACGAAAAGTTTAGCGTATTCAGGTGAAAGTGGTCTAAATCCATTTGCACCATCTAATGTTGCATTCTCTTCTACTCCACCAATTTGGTCTACTCTAGGTGTAGATAAATCAGCAGTGTTTGCAGCAACAGCAGTTGTTCCTGTTCCAAACGCAGAACCACTACCACCAGTAGGTCGGCTCTTTAGAACTCTCCATCCTGATGATGTGTAAGGTCTTTTTGCTAGAATTGAAAGAGGATTAACCTCTTGGTTTAGCATTGACCATACTTTCTGTCCGTAAAGAACATTGTATAAATCTCCCAATCCACTTGCAGCACTAAACGGGTTAGATGCAGCATCATGGGGCGTTCCGAATCCACCTACAACACCACTACTCTTCAATAGAGCATTACCAGCAGGGCCGGTTAATCCGTATGTTGCGGCTTCTAAATCTTTTATTGTGTTTGTATATCCACTCATTTTATATCACTCCTAAAACTTCCTCGCTAGATTGTGAATATCTCCCCAACTCATAGAAGATAACTCTTCTGATGTTGCAGGGAAACCTTCAGGTAATCCAAACGAAACTTCTTTTGCTTTTGCTATTTCAGTGTCTTTAGAAGACAATGATTTGCGTAGTTCAGCAAACTCTTCTTTTAATGCTGCTACTTCTGTACGAGCATCATATTCTGCTCTCTCATTAGCAGACTTTCTTACAGCCTGTTCTGAAACAAATCTTGTTTCAAATTGTTTTGATAAGTTTTCATAAGCAATCTTTTCTAATTGTTCTGCTTTGAATTGCTCATAAGCCTTTTCAACATTTTCAGCAGATAAATCTAATGATTTAAATTCTGATGCATCCCATTCTTTAGACACTTTTAGAGGTGCAGGAGTTGCAGTAGGATTACCATTGGTTACTACTTCTTCACCTGCTTCTATGTGTACTAAATCTTGGTCATCCAATGCTTTTGCTTCATCGTCATCAAGAGAAAGTTCCATCTCTTCTTTCCCATCTTCCGTAGCCATGTACTCCATGTCTTCTTCCATTGGGGCTTCCATCGTTTCTTCTTCCTTATTAAGAGAATTAACTTGTTTCATCAAGTCATTTAACTCCTCAAGGGCTTTTTCTAACTTTTCAGTCATATTTTTTTCACCTTTTTCTTCCTTTAATATATCAAATTTTGCTTCGGGGTTAATTCCCTTTTCGCAAATTGTGACTTCGTGTAATTCAAGACCATCTATTTCATTATATTCACCTAAATCATTTGATTTACGGCTTCTTTTAGAAATAGCCTGACCTCCTATGCTAAAAGAACGTAATGTTCCCTTTCTAATATTTCTAGATATTTCCTTTGCCTTTTCAATATCATCTCTCAATTTAATAACAACATAAAACCCAACGTCATCCACATGAGTTTTATGCACTAATCCATTTTTATCCCTATAAGAATCAATTACCTCTCCTACTTGAACATTAGAATGATTAGACATTACATTTCTAAATTTCTTATTGACCATAAAACCCTCAACAGCCTCTTCTAATGCTTTAAGGGTAATTAAATCATTTTGCTTATCTATCATCTCTATTGAAGCATAGCCACCAATAATTAAATCATCTGACTTTAGAATACTAAAATCACGTACACCTTGATTAACAAGACGCATCGGGGCAGACAGCATTAGCAATAGGTTTTTTTCAACGACTATATTAACTAAGCGGTTTCAGATTCAGGTAAGTCTAATTTTTTATACCTGTCAAGTGTAATATCCCATACTCCTTCATCTTCTTTAGTATCTAACATAGTTTGCTTTTTACCAGTCCATGTAACCCAAGTATCTTTACCATCTAAAGGTACAACCCTAACATGTAATCTAGTATCAAACTTATCGCCTTCTAGTTTATACTCATGATAACCATCCTTTTGTACTCCTAGTATTAATTTACCACTATCAATCACTTTACCTTCTTTAATACCCGATAAACTTATTTTAGCAGGAAACTTACCGGACTTACCAAACAAGTTATAAACATCAGATGTTGTTTCTATATCAAATAACCAAGCCATACTTTTTTCTGATGTTTCAATAATAAAATCTAAATTATTATCTTCCCTTCTTTGAATTACAAAGTTTGCTTCTTTAGGATTTTTTTTTGGTTGCTTTTCTATTGTATCATTATTAGCCACAAAATTATCTTCTGTTTTATTATACACAATATCTTCTTGTCTAATTAACCATTTTTTTAATCTTTTTAAATCTGAATCAAAAGCAGTACTTTCAAATTTATCCATATGATGTTCTTTAACAAACTCTACTATCTGTTCAAAAGTAACAGGCTCATCCACCTCTAATAGTTTATTCTTTATTGATAATCTTAATTCAGAACGCATACTTTTTATTGCTTGTTTTAAATCTTCTTTCCAAACATCAATATCATATAATGCTTTTTTCTCCATTAAATTATCACCACTGAAACCCATAATAGTGAACCCGTCTAAATCAGATTTCAATAATATTTCCGCTTCACCATGAATATCATCAGTAATATACATTTTTTTGACACCTTTCAATCTATACTTAAATGGCTTATCTAAATCTTCCCAAATAGATTTTTTAGTTTTATCAGATAATAATTCTAAAGTTGCTAATTTATCAGATTCAGTAACTTCAGGTATTTCAATTACTTTAGCAGAATACAAACTAAACCCTTCTTTAGTTTTCTTTACTTCATCAACCTTTACTCTAACTATGTCACCAACTTCAACAGATTCTTTTGTATTCAATGCTTTACCAACAGGAATATACGCTTTATCTTCTAATTCAACAGTTTTATACTTTCTCGATTGCTCTGCACTCACAGGCCCAATACCAATAGTATAAGAGTATAAATCGCTCTTAGTTTTTTTAGAATCTAATACCACAACATCTAAATCAACAAACTTCTTCCATTTAACCCATTTAGGATTTTTTCTACTACCTATCTGATAAGTAGATTCTATGTCTTTAATCACCACACCTTCTGATGCAGGTAATTGCATTATAGTCTCAGAATAAGTACCTACCTCCTTAATAGAATCTGCTATTCTAGTATCTTTTTTAGATGGGAATGCTAAATCCTCAGAAGAATGTTGTGAATATTGATACATCAATATGTTAATTCTTTCTCTTAATGTCTCATCCATCAAATCTCTTTCTTCATGCCTCATTATATCAAATACGTGAAGTCTAAGTTTTAGCCCGTCTACGGGTTTCTTGAACATATAGTTAATTACAGATGCTCGATGTAAAGGTTCTTCTCCTCTAAATAACATTAATTCTCCATCTAATATACAATCCCCAAATTGTTTTTTATTTAATTGTTCTACTTGTTCAGGGCATTTATCAGTAATATCTTTTTGATTATAAGAATATATTTTTACCTTACCATCTATCTTATGTAATTGAACTCTCATCCCATCATATTTTTCTTGAACAACATATTCACCACTAAAACCCTTTAATTGTTCCATATCGTTCAATTCAAATATTCTATACATGGGTTTATTTGGAATTACAAAATTAATATCTGCCTTTTCTTCTTCTGATTTAGTATCGTCAGATTTTTTAATATTAATATCAACTAACTTATTCCATTGCACATTGGTATATTCTTCTAAAAATACTTTTTTTAGTAGAGCCAAGATACTATTAAACTTAGATTTAATTCTTTTAGTGTCTTTATTTTCACCATAATGTTCAGAAATATATAATGGAATATCCTTAGATTCTAAATCTAATCCCATAGCACCTTGAGTAATTTCATCAGGGAGAAGATTATGTTTTTCCCACGCTGTTGAAGGTAAAGGAGTATTATGCGCTCTTAAGGCATAATGTACAAATGCAGCATATACACTATCATTAGATAATAATGTATCTATGACATTATCACCTAACTGTTCTGCAAACGGGTCACTTATTTCTTTAGATTCAAATCTCAATGATTTGACAGCCTCATATAATTTTCTTGCTTGCATGGAAGATGCATCTTCTGCTTTCTCATCGAATAAAATATCCTCATCTAAGTGTTTCTTTAATAGTCCTGTAAAAGCATCTAAAGAATCAAATTGTGTTCGTATAGACTTTACAGTATTTTTCCATTTTTTATTGTATTCTTTCGGGTCTTCTAGTGCTGACAAATACGAAAATCGTGTTCGTTCAAAAAAGTCTAACACTCTTTTTGTTAGAACGTCTTTCTTCTTTTCAAATACTACGCCTGAAATTGACATTCAACCACTCTATTCGTGTAGACTAAATCCATATTTTCTTTGCATTTCAGCACGGCCACCATGTTCAGCATCCATATAAGTTGTGCCTTCTAGACCTAATTTTTTGACTAGTGCTTTTAGTTCTGAATATTCTTTTTCATATCTAGCGAAATCAGAATCTTTTTTAGGGCTAGAATTGAATCTTTCAAATGCTTCCATAAACTGAGCATCCAAATCCTCTAGTTCTCCTTTTGCTATACTATCCATTTCTAAATTTCTAACCAAATCTAATCCTTTTGCTACTGTTAATAGTCTCTTTAGCATAATTGCTTTACCCAAAGAATCGTATAAATCACCAATCTGTTGAGTTAATCTTTGTTCGTCTTCTAACAGTTTTGTCTGCTTTCTACCTTCGCTTACATCGAATCCCGCAGAATTTTTATCTGAACCTGTTATCTCTAATTCTTCTAGTTTAGTATTAACATCGTCTAAATCTTTCTGTAATTCTCTAATTCTCATTTGAGTTTCTCTATCTCTATCATCATCTAAAAAAGTATTTTCTTCTTTCATTACTGATTTACCAACGTAACCATATCCTTCTTCACCAGTAGGATTTGGTATCTTTTCTTCAGCAGGATTTTTCTTAGGAGTTTTTAATTTTACTTCTTCACCCATAACATCTTGGTCATTAGCAACAGTAGTTCCGTCATTAAATTCAGCCAAAACTTCTTTTGCTTTCAATATTGCTAATTCAATTGCCTTTTCTTCTTTTGTTACTTTTTCCGGCATGATATTCACCCTTCTATTCTCTCTACTATCTTATGAATATCATCCCAATCCATTTTAGAAATTACATCACTTGATGGAGTTGCACCATTAACGATAGCGGGTTTAGGAGATGTAGAAACTACAAATCCTGATTTCATTAACAAATTATCTTGTCTATATACTGTATCTTCTAGTGCCTTTACTTTATCAACTAACTCTTTCATTAGCATAAGTATTTCATTTTGTTCACTCATTTTAAATCACCTTTTTTACTGGGATACACCATACTTCGCAACTGATTATACAAAGTCTCGTAATCCTTCCTTAGTTCTGCTGCTGACGCTACAATACTTAAGTTCTTTTCATCAAACCCATTTAATTTCTTAGTTAATTTCTTATCACTTTTAATTAATTCAACTTTCTTCATCTCATCTATAAGAGTAGATAGTTTAGTTAAGTCTTGACCAAAGTATTCGGAAGGTTGAGTAGATTGAAGTAATTTCTTCAATTTCTTTTTTTCTTTAGGTTCTAATTTTTCCAATAAACCACTATCGGCTTTTTGAAGAGTATATTGCCAACTCATAATGCTCGCCTCTTGTCCTCTGACATCTCCCAATAACAGTCTAAACAAACATCTCCCATTGAATCTTCATGGTTTCTTAATTTCATTTTACCACAGATATCGCAAGGTGAGTCTTGCATTTCAGTATTGTCCTTAAGAATATCTTTCCAACTCATTCTAAATCCCCCATGACTTCTCTTAATATAGCAAATTTTTCAGGTAAAGACTCAACTTCAACAGTATGTACATCATTCCGTAAGAACGACTTATCTAAAGAGATTTCCCTCAATTCGGCTAAATAATACATAAATGCATATAATTCCGTAGTCCTTTTTAATTCCATACGATAATCCTCATCTTGTATATCTGCTACACCTATACTAATATTTTCAGGCATTCCTTCTTCATCAAACATAGGGTCGGGTTCTACCAAGTAATAAGATTCTTTAGCCTCTTTATCATCTAACAAATCCCCAAGTCTTAGTTCTAAAATATCGGCATAGTCAATAATCTTAGATTCTTTCATTTGTGTGAACACCTTCACTGCCGATTTAGTAGCATCAGGATTCATTGCCTGTTTAATTTGTGTTGCTACTTTTCTATAATTTAAGTTGATAAATTCTTTTAATCGCTTTGTATCGCCAACTTTTATTTCTTCTAATTTAAATCCCTCTTTAGTAAATATTTCTTTAAGTAAATCTATTCCTGTTTTACCTGAATATTCTTGATTTAATACTTCTAGCAATCTAACAGAGTGATTACCTTTTTCATATTTATTTAAAAACTTAAATATATTTTTTTGAGAAAATAACTTAGATTCACCTTGTAGTATATCTAATTCCCCTCTGTAATTTTCTATTCTAGAATCTTTACCATATTTATTGAGTAGATTAGTCAATGTTGGAATAAAGGAATAACTTGTTGACGGCCCTCTTTCTTTTCTAGATAATTGGTCTTCTAATTTATCAAGTGTAGATATAGCAGTTTCTAATTTATTGAATATATTTTCATCTGCTACAAACGCATCATAGATAGCCTTTTCATCTGAACCTTCTTCTAAATTTTCTACAAAATTATCTAATTGTTCTTGATTTTCCTCAGAACGCATGTCGTCAGACATACCCGCTAATAAAAACATAGTAGCGTTATCTTGTTTAATTTTTAGAATCTGTTTAAACACTTTACGATGAGAAGTTATTGCTACAAACAATTTACTCATATCTATTTTTTTAGGTTTTGATGGTTTACCTTCATCAGTAAATATCTCAGAACCTAATGGTTTAAATTCACCACTAGCGGTCATTAAATCATCAGATAAAGATTGCCTAAGTTTATCTTTCCAATCTTCATTAGTGACTCTAACAACATTTTCTAAATTATTCACAAAGTTATCAGGTACTTTACTAGATAATAAATCTTTAACTTTAGGGGAAAATGTTTTTTTAATTTGGTCTAATACAAAAGCAGTTTTAGCCATAGGCTCTTTATGACCGCAAATATCTGCTTTTAATAATATAGACACACTTACCACTTGTTTTCAGAATTTCTCTTTCTTTTTGGCATTAGAATTACATCAGGAATATCATTACTGTTAGGAATTTTCTTCTCTACTGTTCTAGATAAATCAATACCTACTGCATCCAAATCTCTATTCACTTCTACTTTACGTGCATTATACACTTTTGCCCTTGCGTCTGCTAATTCTCTTTCTAATTCTCTTACACTTTTTTCAGTCATTTAATCACCTTTTTTTAAATATGCTAGAATAACAACTC